AATTGAGTGGGAATACGCCACCGAAGTGCGCCGCGACTGGCCGCTGGTCGCGCAGGTTGCCGCTGGCCTTGATATGACCGAGGCCGAACTTGACGCGCTGTTCACGCAGGCGGATCTGCTGTGAACGACCTCGACCGCCGCGCGCATCCCTGGCCTGCTGATGGCCGCTGGTTCGATCTCCGCTGGCGTCGTGCTGTGTGGACGCTGATCCGGCCCTGGTATGGCTACAACAACAAGTTCATTCCGGTCACCGCTGTCGAGCGCATGACGCCTGTTGTGGGCTGGCTTCCGTTCTTCACCTACAACATCAAGATCGGCGGCTACGGCATCCACGGCTATATCGGCTGGAAACCGATCACGCTGGATGATCCGGCGTTCTGGTGGCGCGACCTCGACATCGTGAAACGCTGGCGCGCAGAGGGTTTGCTGTTTGTGCAGCTTTCGTGGCGCGGCGGCATCGGTGCGATTTCGTAATGAACAACAAAAAACGGGGGTTTGACGATGGCGGCGGGGGCAGATGATGCGGCGGCAGCAGCGGCATTGTGGAAATGGGGCGGCGCGATTCTTGGCGCAATCGGAACCGGGGCGTTCGCTGCTGTCAAATGGATGCTCGGCAGGATCGTCAAGAAACACGACGAGGAAATCGCCAGCATCAACTCGAAGCTGACCAAGGTGGAGAGTCAAGTGACGGCAATCAATCAGAAACTCCCGGAGGACTACACGCCGCTGGAACGCTTCGAGGATCACGAGGAGCGAACGCGGCAGAGCATCATTGCCCTGCACGGCAAGATCGAGGGCAGCGAACAGCGGCTCGCTGCGAAGATCGACGGCGGGCATCAGCAGATCGTCAACCTACTGCTGCAACAGCGAAAATGAGCCTGATCGAAAACCTGACCAATCAGCTACGCCGCGACGAGGGCGAAGTCCTGCACGCCTATCAGGACCATCTCGGGTTCTGGACCATCGGCATCGGGCGGCTGATCGACAAGCGCAAGGGCGGCGGGCTGACGAAAGACGAAGCGGCATACCTGCTCGGCAATGACATCGCGCGGTTCACGACCGCGCTGCGGACTCGCTTGCCGTGGTTTGGCCGGCTGGACGAGGCGCGGCAGGGGGTGCTGGCGAACATGGCTTTTCAGATGGGCGTCGAGGGGCTGCTCGGATTCAGGAACACGCTTGGCATGATCGAGCGCGGGGAATACGAGGCGGCTGCGGCGGCGATGTTGCAGTCGAAGTGGGCGCAGCAGACGCCGCAGCGCGCGGCCAGGCTGTCCGAGCAGATGCGAACGGGGGTGTGGCAATGAGCGGATTCGACTGGAAGTCGCTGGTCAAGAACGTCGCGCCGGTTCTCGGTACCGCGCTCGGCGGACCGATGGCAGGGGCCGCGACGAAGTTCATCGCCGAATCCTGGCTCGGGAAGCCTGACGCCAGCGAGCAGGAAGTCGCCGAGGCCGTGCTGTCCGCATCTCCGGACAAGCTGATCGAACTGCGGAAACTCGACAACGATTTCAAGATTCGCATGCGCGAACTCGACATCAACGTCTACGAGATCGAGGTCGACGATCGCAAGAGTGCGCGCGATCTGGCGAAGGTCAACATGACGCCGCAGATCACGCTGTCAGTGATCTACACGGTCGGATACTTCGCCTGCCTGTGGGTATTCCTGACCGGCGCTGTCACGGTCGCCGAGAATCTTCGGACCGAGTTCGGCATGGTGCTCGGCGTCATGACCGCGGCGCAGATCAAGATCATGGATTTCTGGTTCGGCAGCAGCTACGGCAGCAAGGTCAAGGACGCGGCGAAGGCCGCAGCATAGGAAAGGCAGGGCCGAGATGTTGGCGCGGGTGACGTCGGCGACCGGCGGCGCGCCGATCTTGGTCTGGATGTGCAGGGTCCAGAAGGTCAGGTCGTTCGACCGGCTGCGGGGCTTCTTCCGGGGCAGCGCTTATGCCTGCCAGTATTTCGACCACAGATCGGCCACAGTTGGTGCGGCAGCGGGCGCTGGCTGCGGCTGGCGGGGCGGGCGAGGGTCTTGGGCCAATGGCTACGGCAGCGAGCGCCTGGCGCGCGATCTCGCGGGCCTGGGGTAGCGTCAGAGACCGGGCATCGCCTAGCTTCGGGCGGCGCTCCCTGCCGTCATTGAGGCGGTAGTAGAGATACCAGACCGACCGGCTCGTGAACGCGCGCAAATGCAGGCCGGGGGTGCGGGGATCTCGCCAGACCTGACCGGGCCGTAGGTCCGCTGGTCGCAGACTGGTCGCAGGCGAAGCGTGGTCTGGCATGTGTCACCGTTGCCGCTGGTGACAAAAACCCTAGACGACGCCTGCATTTGTTGGGGATTTATATAGTTTACTCCCTACTGATTTATAAGGCATATTTCCCTCATAAAATAATACTTGACTCCCTCGCACAAATAGCGCATTATTCGCTTGCACGTTAACCACTTGGGGGCAAATATGAAGTACGCGACAAAAACCGAAGCAAAAACATTTTGCGAAGTTCACAACAAAGTAAACACATCTGGCAGCACTGCCTCATGGGTGCGTGTTGGCCCCTGCCAGTATCAAGTAATCATCAAAGAATGCCCGACGTTTGAACAACATTTTTTCTGGGGCAAATAATGAATATCGAGTGGGGTTCAATCAATAACGATCTGTGCAAATCGGATGCCGTAATCATGGCTCACAATTTCGCGCATCAAATTGGCGAGCCGGTTTATGCGGTCGAAACCAAATGGGGCTGGACTTGCGCTAAAAACAAACCTTCCTTGCGATTTGGGAAGGTTATTGAGTGCTACCAAGGAAAGGAATGCATCGCATGATTAACAACACATCATGCTGGTATTGCTCAGTTGTGTATCCAAAAGACTGGCCGAAGTGTCCTGAATGCAATCATCCAAACGCGAATGAGGATTTAAAAGCCGCGCTGCGAGAACTCTATCCAGTCATCGGCGACGAAACGGATAATGGTCCCTATTGTCAATGCGACAACGATCCTTACGAGGAAGAAGCCGCTAGCGGAAAATGCGCTTCATGCGGAAAGGAACTGCCATGAATGAATTTGAAGAACCCGATTTGACCGTCCGTCTGCGTGATATGGCAGGAGGGAATGAATGCCATCTCGCATATCGAGCGGCCGAAACCATCGAGGTACTGCGCGAAATCCGAGGTAGCAACGAATTGCTGATTCAGGATTTAGCTAGTCTCGTGCGTCGCATGTCATACGCTATAGCGCATTCGGACAACAAAAACCCGCTGATCCGCGAATCGGTTGAATTTCTGAAGAAGCGCGGCCTTGGCGGAAGCGTTCTTCGGGAGATGAATAAATGAACGAAACAGAATCCTATCCAGCGAGCGACGTTACAGCGCAGCAGGTAGAGTCACTTATAAAAACCACTGCGGATTTGCAAACTCAAATACTGAGGAAATTCGCAAAATCAGTGCTGGAGGAAATGCGCTATCACCTTTATGTTGCGCAGGAGAAGTGCAAGATGGGAGAAGAAACCATTGCAACTCTATCGGCCACCATCGAAATTGAACGCGCCGCTGCCGTTAATCAAGAAATGACGCTGTTGCAAGAATTCAAGCGTATTGCTGACAGCAACCTTCCGCCATCAGCGTTTTGCACTTTCGCTCGCACCGTCGCTGCCAACGCAATCGCCGACATCGAAAAAACTGGAAGCCCGCAATGAATGACAAAATCACGATCAGTACCGCCGAACTGTTCCGCATGTTTCCAGATCAGGAAACCGCACGGACATACCTGGAATCCCGCCTCTGGCCAAACGGCTGCCGCTGTCCGGTTTGCGGGCTCGGCGACCGCATCACGGCGCGGGCCGGCGGCTATTACCGCTGCAACCAGTGCAAGGAAGATTTCACCGTTCGCACCGGCACGATCTTCGAGCGCTCGCACGTACCGCTGCACAAGTGGCTGCACGCCATGTATCTGCTGCTCACGGCCCGCAAGGGCATCAGCAGCATGCAATTGAGCAAGGAACTTAGCATCACCCAGAAGTCGGCGTGGTTCGTCCTGCAACGTCTGCGTGAAGCATGCGGCAAGCAGATCGAGGCACTGTCCGGAATCGTCGAAATCGATGAAACCTATATCGGCGGCAAGGAAGCCAACAAGCACGTCAACAAACGGCTTAATCGTGGGCGTGGTGCCGTGGGAAAAGAGGCCGTCCTCGGAATGCGTGAGCGTGGCGGGCGCACTATCGCTATGCATATCGAGGACGTTAATACCGCAACCCTGCATCGCGCCATTCACACGAACATTGAAGCCGGGTCTACTCTTCACACTGACGACGCTGCGACCTATCACGGCCTGAACGGCTTGTTCTTCAAGAACGAAACGGTTAACCACAGCGCGGGCGAATACGTGCGCGGAAACGTGACAACGAACGGCATAGAGAGCGTTTGGGCTGTGATGAAGCGCGGTCTGCATGGCGTTTATCATCATGCCAGCCCGAAGCATCTTAACCGCTACGTCAACGAGTTCGCATTCAGGCTGAACGATGGCAACGTCAAAATCCCGACGCTTGCCCGGTTGGACAGTCTGATTGTCGCCACGGCGCACAAGCGCATTACCTACAAGGAACTGATCGCATGAAAATTCCGAAAGCCTTGGACGCGATTGTCGATGTCGTGCTGGCATATCGACCGAAGCCGAAAAGCAAGCTGGCGAAAAAACGCGCCCGCCGCAAGAAGAAAATTCAGAAGCGGGAGTCATCTATATAAATCCCATTTGTTGACAATCAGAATCGTCGCATGATAGCGCTGCGCCAGACTGGGGGTCTGGGGGTCGTGGGTTCAAATCCCGCCGCTCCGACCACTACTTAGACCGGAACCTGGAATGGTTCAAAAGTCGCTGGTCGCACACTGGTCGCAGATCGCGCGGCGCGGCTCTCGGCGATCCGGCGCTTGCGGATCGGGCGGCGCTGCCATGCGGTGAGCATCCGCAGCGGGTCGATCGGAGTGCCGACCGGGTAAGTCCCGAGATGATAGCTGAGGATCAGTTCCTTGCTGCCGTCCCGGTAGGTGCGGACCATCGGGACCGGACCTTTTCCTTCGTAGCAGCCGGTCACGGTCCAGCCGCGGGCGGCGTCGAACATCATGGCGATGCGGTAGGTGCTCATAGCCGAAACTCCGGGCAGGTCGGGTCGATCGCCGCCAGCTTATCCATTGTCGCGTTGAATTTCGCCTTGCGCTCTGCGGCCTCGCCGCTGATGTGCTCGGCGAGCGATCGTCCGCAGGACATGCTGCCGACCGCTCGTTCATAGGCGAGGTAATGCTGGCGAGCGACCAGCTTCAACGCCGGGATCGTCGTGGTCTCACGGATGAAGTCGGCGACGGCGCTCATGTCAGTGCCTCCGGACGCGCGGCACGAGGATGCGATTCCGCGGGTCTTTCTTCTTCGACTCGTTGCGGATCGAATTGAGCGCCAGGATCGCGTAGCCGTGCGCGCTGGTGAGGCCGTGACCGCTGACGTCCATCTTCATCATCGTCTCGAAGTTCGGCTCGGCCTTGACGCTGACGTTGCCGTTCGCCAAGTCCTCGATGGTGATCGTGATTTTTGCCATGATGTCAGTTCCCCGCGGTTGCGTTGATGCGTTCCCGGATTCGCTTGAACGTCTTGGCGACGTCCGTTCTGGCGATCTCCGGGGTCTTGTTGGGCGCTTTCTTGACGGCGTTTGCCGGGTGGAAAACGTAGCGCTCGCCCATTTTCTCGATGGCTGCGCGGACTTTCTGCTGCCGGTTAAACTCCGGCGTTCCGCAGATCATGGACCGCCGTTCTGAACGTGCGTAATCCTTCATGCTCCTCCCTTCTGGTGACGCTGCTCGTAAGCCTCGATGTCCGCGACGCGATACAGCACGCGCGGGCGCTTGCCCTTGCCGAGCGTGATGAACGGCGGACCTTTCTTGTCGGACCGCCAGTTCCGCAGCGTGCCGTCGTCCATATGCCAGCGATCGGCAAGCTGCTTCGTGGTCAGCATCGGGCCGTTCGGCGCGTCGGGTTTCTTCGCCATGATTGACCTCAGATGATGTCTGTCGTTGCGCCGGCCTCGGCGTCCGGCTTGGTCTCGGTGCCGGTCACGTCCTGCGCCTGGCCGTCGATCGTCTGGCCGTCCGATTCGGTCTGCTGCTGGCCTGCCTCGGCACCGTTGCTGGCTCCGGCCTCGGCCACCTTCTGCAAGGCAGACGGACGTTTCTTGCCGGTCTGCTGCTGGCCGCTGGCCTGGCTGTCGGCAGTCACGTCCTTCGGCGCTGCCGGTGCCTGCGGCTGGTCCATGTCGTAGAGATCGTCGTCGCGGCGGATCAGTTCCTCGACGTCGGTCGACATCGGCAGGCGCTTCGACAGGCGGCGGATCGCGGTCTTGCGGCGCATCTCGTCGGCGAACGGGCCAGACCACGGACCATTGTTCTTCGCGCGGCTGACGTTCCGGACGGCTGCGATCTGATCCTCGGTCATGACCTCGCGATAGATGCCGCCGTCCTTCGTCTTGGCGATCGCGTAGGTCAGGATCGGCTTGCCGCGATCGGTGCCGAGATGCGGCTTGTGCTCGATCTTCTCGTCGTCGCCGAGGATGTAATCAAACTGGTCGCGCTCGTAGACGACATGCGCGGCGATCGTCAGCAGGTCGCCGCTGTTGCGGATTTTCTTGAGGATGCCGCCGACCATCGGCATGTATTGCACCTTGTCGCCGAACTTCGTCAGCGCGGCCTCGCGTCCGTCCGGCAGCAGGCCGTCCTGGGCGCAGCGCATCGCCGATCCGTAGAGCGATTTCTTGTCGCAGGCGAGCAGGTCAGGCGATTGCTGGACTGCGGTCGCGACGACGCGGACGAACTTCTCGACGCTGACGTGCGGGGGCAGGGCCATCTGGAACTGCGGGCGCATCTTGTCGAGTGTGCCGCGGAACTCGTCGAGAGGCGCGACTGCGGTGGATTGTTTGGTCATCGTGGTCTCCGGGTTACTGGTTGAGCGGCAGGTCTGCGGTCTCGGTGTCGGCCTTCGCGGTCTCGACCTTCGCGCCGTTGGTCATCAGCGCGACGATGTTCTGCGGGCTGGCGACCTCGGCGCTGATGAACTTGGCGGCGACGTGGCGCTCGGCCTGCGAGCGGCTGGTGGCCTCGACCAGATAATTGCTCTGGTCGCCGTTCGGGAATCTGACGCCGACGCGATAGATGCGGGTTTTCATGCTGCGATCTCCTTGACTTTCTTGGTGGTCAGCCGGAATCCGCGATAACCCTTGCGGGTGTAGGCGGGAATCTCTGCCGGGCCGACCAATGCGGCAGAGATCGTGAAACCTTCGAGCAGCGCGCGCTCGGCATCGCCGATGCGTTGCAGGATTTTGGCCTGCACGACTTTCTTGTCCTCCTCGGCGGTTTTCTGTGCCGACAGCGCGCGCTGGTATTCGGCACACAGCGCTGCGAGATCAGCATCAGTGCGGCCATCGTAAACCTTGCCAGGCTCGGCATAGCCGTAGAGTTTGCAGGCGAACTCGGCGTCGTCCGGCATCGTCGGCGGCGGTTCCTGCCCGGCGTCGACCGACTGCCAGAACTCGCGGACGCGCTGCTCGATCGCCGCGCCGACCTCTGGATCGCGTTCGCGGATCAGCACGCGCGGGCTGTTGCCGGCGACCAGGACGCCGATAGCGCCCCATTCGTAGCCGCTGACGTGAAGCTGGTGCTGTAGCTGAACCTCGATGTGCGCCGGGGCTTCGAGTTCGCCGTCGACCTCCGGCCACTGGTCGCGGAACACCAGGTAATCGACGTTCTTGATCTCGAACAGGCCGATGCGGTTCGTGCGGTCGATCATCCGCCAGTCGAACGACGCGCCCATGCGGGCGTCGACCATGCGGATGTATTCCTTCATCGGCTCGGCTACCCATCCCTGATCTTCGGCGATGCCAGCGGCGATCGCGTCTTGCAGGCGGCGTCCCCAACGCATGCGCTCGTTGTCAGGGATCGAGACGATCTGCTTGCTGCGTTTGCGGTGCCAGAGTTCAAAGCGCGTCGCGTAGGGCGACATGT